TCTTTATCAAAATGACCATCACCAGTAATCCTATCATCTTGCATAAATGCAAAGACACCAGCAACAGCTGCAAGTCCAATAAATTTACGACCTTGTGCTTCGTATTTTAAATCAGTAATTCGGTTTGCTTTAGCAAGTGAAGACATTGAACTAATATCTACTCCACGAGAAGTTAGTAGATGATCAATGTATTCTTCATTACCCAAAAGTTGTTTAAGAGGGGTAAATGTAAGTTCATTGTAATCGCGTTGAAATGTTTTAAATGGAGCATATTTACCAAACATACTGACAACATTAGCACCAGTTGTTGGAAACATAAGGAATGGTTTCATGAAAGTTACATGATCAGAAAATCCATTTAAATTTTCAACTAATGGTGAATCAAGGTTAAGTGCTAATTCATTATTTGTCCATTTAACTGCTTCATCTTTAATTAAACCTCTTTCATCAAACATTCGTTTGTAATGTTTTTGAGCAATAGGTCCAACTGTTTCTTTAGTAATAGGTTTACCAGAATCTACAATTTCATCCATAGCTCTAAAATAAGCTTCAGAATGAGCGATCATAGCACCACTAAACCCGTCTGTAGCAATCAAACCATTAGAACCGAATCTAGTTACAGGGTCCTTAGCTAGAGCATTTAACATCTCTATCTGTTGGACAATATAGCTTAATCCCCAACTACCTTCAGCTTCACGGCTTTTTGCAATTTCCTTGAGCAATTCCATGTCAGCTTCTTGCTTTAGAAGTAAATCTCTTCTAGTAATACTAGAAACTTCATCTACATTTCTTGAAGCTTTAGCAAAAATTGATCCCATATAAGGGAATGAACGACGTAAAGAATCTTGCATTGAACCATAAGCAAGATAATTACGTTTTAAAGCTTTAAAATCCCAATTAGCTAATGCTCCAATAAAGTGTGTAGTCGGCTTTGAAATAATACCACCAACACCACCAGTAAAGGCTTGAATAGGTGTTTTAAATGCTGAAAGGTATGATGCATAAAGATTACCCCAAATACCAGACAATAATTTATTATCTAATTCTGGATTAAAATCAAGAATAGCTTTCCCAAGATTAATGGTTTTATCAAATACATAGTCGTTTAATTCACGAATTGTACTAATTTTACCATCACTCATTTCGTAAGCCAGCAAAAATTGATCCATTAGTTGTGGCTTTGCTTCAGCAATGGACTCTAATGTAGTACCAAATCTTTCTGCTTTTTGAAAAATTTCCTTTCCAACAGCATCTGCACCTTCAACAGTTGCTTCATTATAGCCAGCAATATTTTTAAAACCGTTTCTTACTTGATCAATAAGATTAACCTTACGCATTTTATAGTAAGAAGCTGATCCATCTAACTGCACAAGAAATTTCATCAAATCGACAATTTTTTGTTTAGCAGTAATCACTGAATCAGATCCGTCCATAAGGCGTATACCTTCTGAAAGGTCAGAAACACGACCAGATAGTGAACCTGCTAGCAAAGAATGAGCCCTAGTGTAGTCCATTGAAGTAATTTCTTCACCAAAATTACGCAATGTTTTTGCAATTACACCGAAACCTTCTTCAGTTAATACCTGTTTTCCGCTATCATTAACGAATGTCAGAGGAGATACAATTCTGAGAATGTCATCTCTACTCATTCTAGGATCAAATAACTGCTGAGTAATATTTAAAGTATCGTCAATTTGATCATTTAAACTAATTTTCCAGCCTTTACCTGCTGCACTAATATCACCAGCATCATTTAATTGCTTAGAAAGACTTAGTATAACATCATCAATATTACCTTCACTGCTTAAACTATACTTAATAGCAGGTTCAGAGATAAAGTTTCCAATTCTACCATCAACAGTATCTAAGTTACGTGCAATTCTTGATTGATCAACACTAGCTCCTACAATACCATAGTTATCAACAGTACGTGTACCTATTTCACTATAATCAAATATGTCATGTATACCTTTAATAGGTTTATCCATACGTGGATTTAAGTATCGTCCATATTCACCAATTTCATCTAGTGCCTCTTCTTGCTTTAACAATCCAAGTTCTATAGATTCTTCAATAGTGTCAGCTTTAGGTGGTTCTGCATCTTTCAACCACCTTCTACTTGCTGCAGTATTACCAATTAGTTTATTGATTTCTCGTTGCTGTAAGGTTTCACCAACCATAGCGGCACCCATTTTGGTTAAACCAACAGCCATTTCTGTTACCACTCCAAGACCTAAATCTTGGAATATATTTTTACGTCGTTTATCTTCTGGTGTATCAGTATCAAGAGTTGCTAGTGAATCTGGGATAAAGTCATATTGTGGTGGTAAGGCTTTTTTTGCCATACCCAACAAATTATCTTCAGTATATTCTGAACTAATTCCACCAACAATTAGACTAGATGCAGTTTCAGCACTTCTATTACCAAGCCACCTAAAGAATGGTGTATTACCAATAGACCAACCAGTCCTTAATTTAGCTCCAGCTGTTGCAGCTTTTAATGCTCCTGCTCCAACATAAGTAGGTAAAACAACAGAAGCAATATTTCTAATACCTTGTGCAATATTATTTTCGTATGTTGGTAGTTTAGGGATTTTAGTTTCAAGAGCTGCATTAAGTATATCAACACCAAAATCTAAACCACCAGTAGGTACTGATGTAGCAAATTCTAAAGCAGTCATAGGATCATCAGCAAGTGCTCCTAAATCTGCATCGACACCTCCACTCATTTGGAGTTTATTCCACTCACCACGGCTCATCCCCCTGGCTTCATAATAAGAATAATCTCTCTGTGGGTCAAAAGGTTCCGTAGATACCTGTGGTTGGAGATCTTGGGGTTGTTGTTGTACTTCCGTAGAAGGGGGTTCTAATTCAGTTTCTTGAGAAATTTGTTCCAGTTGTTGCTGTTGTTGTTGTTCTGCAATAGCAGCAGCAGCTTCTTCTGTTAGCTCAAGTTCACCTTCATCAACCCTATAAGTTTCAAGGGGATCGTATTCCATAAGTTAGTTTCTCCGTACAAGAGGATGATTAAGTATCTCGATGTTCCCGCTATATGCGTAATATGTAACAGCAAACCTTTTGGCGTACATTAACATTTCCTCAAGTT